TAATGCCCTCTTCAAATCGGGCAAAGTTAATGCCATACTGCTGCGCCTCACCACGATACTGATAACCGTAGGCTGTAGCACCGTCCACAATAACCTGACGAAACTGTTCAGGAATAGTAGGCACGTCAGTTGCAGCACTAAGGGCAGTAGGTTTTACGTAGGCGTCATACTTAAGTGAGTATGCTTTGTCGGGGTAAGGAAACAGACCATAGTTATTGTCTGGTGTCCTGAATACATAAATAGGCACACCGCCTACGTCCGATGTGCTTTCTTGGTCAATGTAATTGTCTACGTATTGATTGTAGTCCATGACACGCAGGGTTGTACCTGCCACGCCAAGACTGTCATCTTTCGCAATACGGAATGTCTCGTAGTCTACACTGTAGATTGAGGCACCAATTGAGTAGCGTGTAGTACCAGCTACGAGTGTTTCCGTCTGTTCTTGGTGGCTAAATGACCAACCAAACTCACGTTGAAAAATATAATTGATGGCGTCATTTACCGCATTCTTACACTGCGTTTGAAACCCACGAGACGTGCTAAAGTTAGCAGCCGTTAGTGCTACTTCGTTAAAACGTGCAAGCACTTCGTTGGTGATGTCAAGGTAAGTATATGCCATCGTAAATCCTTAAAGAAAAATGAGAGGGCCGGTGTCAAGCCAGCCCCCTCATGTTAGTTAGGCAAGAGTGTCACGGTCTACTTCGTTAGCCGAAGTGTCGCCCTGTGAACTTACATCCATCATGATGGCGTAAACACGAAGTTTACCAGCAGTGAAGGATGCACCAGTACCTGCAAAGGTCAGGTCCAGAGTGTCGTCAGAGGCGAGAACTACATCAGCAGACACAGTGACGCTAGGTGCATAAGCACCGTCAGCAGCACCGTCAATGTCGAATGCAGTTACGTACTCATCAGGATCAGCCGCACCAAGAGTTACGGTTGCATCTGTACCTGTGTTCATGGTTGCACTTTCAACAACTTCCACACCAGCAGCCATAATTTTGGTGCCAGCAGGAATGGTGATTGCCTGAACAACATCACCGGCAGACGGGTCTACAGTAGTAGCCACGATGTCGATGGTGTTCTCAACCATGTAAGGGTTACGGCCACGCTGGGAATTGCCAGTCGCAGCTTTAAGAAGTGAAGTAATAGTAGCCATTATCCAATTCCTCCCTTAAGCCAAGTGGTAGATGGCGTTAACAAGTGCTTCAGGACGAAGAATCTTGCGGCCATACAGGTGCATACCACGAACGATGTCAGCGAAGCTGTCAGGGTCGCGGTAGGTTTCGGTCTTGTTAATCTGCTCTGCAGTTGCAACAGCTGAATCATGACCAGCTACGATAACGCCGTAGTTGGTGTTGCTGTTTGCACCAGCAAAGGAAGAACCAGTACCGACTGAAGGCAGGTTATTGGACTGATACACACGGAAACCGTGGATTTGAGTGCCAATCTGGCCGTTTTGCAGACCAGAACCACCGAAGTCAGCGTTGAACAGACGAGAGTCCTCGTCCTTCAGCACTTCCATAAATACCGGGTCAACAACCAGCCAACGACCTTGTGAGTCCACGTTTTGCTGGTCCAGCAGACGGGCCATACGTGCAATCAGGGTCAGAGGATGGGTATCACCAGCAGCCGGAGTTGCGTCAGTTGCACCACCAGTACGCGGCTGAATTGCAATCGCGTAACCAGCAGAACCAACGGAACCTGCACCGTCAGAGAAGTCGGATGCGTCCAACTTCATTGATGCAAGCAGTTCGTCTGAACCGGCAGTTGTTACAGCCTTTGAACCGTTAACAGTAGTGTTAACAGTATCTGCATTTGCGTGCAGAGCAGACTGTGTGTAACCTGACAAGTAGCCAAGAACGTCTTGGTCAAACTGGTCAGCAAGGCGATATGCAGCACGGTCACTTGCCAGAGACTGGAAGTTAACGTGGCTGTGTGCCTCTTCAATGTCATCAACCTTAAACGCAAAGTAGTTAGCTTTGTCAATGGTCAGGCTGAAGTCTTCGTCATCAAGGTCTTGCGGCGTGATGGTTGTACCACGGGCGTAAGCCTTAACAGTGATTTCGGGTTCCTTGATAATCTTAACGGAATCACCCATTGCAGCAATCTCACCGAAGTAATCGGAGTTGGTGATTGCTTCACAAACAGCGGCCTTGCGGAAAGCAAGTTGCACCTGTTTGCTGTAAATAACGGGAGAAAAATTACCGTTAGGAAGATTACCATACCCACTAGCAGTAGTGAAAGCCATGATATTTCTCCATTATGTTAGGCATTTTCAACAGATACAAACTCACAAGACTAATCAGAGGCTGATTCACAATGGGTGCGTATTCTATTCAGTTGGCCGACCGAATATTCAACGGGCCATGCTCTTCAGGTAATCCGTAAGACATTGTTGTTTGTTGATTAGGGTAGGCAGGTAGCGAACCCACCTACACCTTTATGACTATAGTTATACTTAGAAACAACTATTTGTCAACACTTTTTTTATCTGGCTGAACCAGAAACATCATAGACAAACTTTCCAGAACGGATAGCTTCCATGATTTCATCAGAACGCTTCTCATATTCTTGAGGAGACATCTTCTGAACTTGAGACTCTTTAATGTAGGTTGTGGACTCATCGCCCTGCGGTTTACTACGCGACCTACCAGAATCAACAGATTTTGCAGCAGACTTATCCGATGCAGACTTCTTGGTTGACATGCCTTTGTCAGACTTGTACAAATCAATTGCACGTGCAGCCGACTTAGCGTCGTTGTCATTTTCGTACAGAGCATCTTGTACCCACTTAGGCTGGTCTTCTGCCCACTCGTGGAACTCGTCACTATCACGAATCTCATCAAAGTCTGGATGCAGACGCATAAGTTCTGCTTCAGCTTTTTCTTTCTTTGCAGTATACTGCATGTCGTCAATTACTTTCATGCGTTCTTCCAAGCCATCAGCTTGTTCCTTCGCTTTCTTGATAGCAATTGTTTCTACGATTGCAGCAACATCTGGATATTGCTTTACCCAACTCTCTAGGTCTTCGTCTGACTTAGGAAGCTGCATTTCTTTTTTAGTTGCAGCAGTGAGTTGAGATTTGAGTTTTTCGATTTCCTCTTTAAACTCTTCAGCTTGTTTCTGCTGATGTCTACGAAGATCAGAGTAACGCTTCTTGAATGTTTTCTCTTCTGCGTTCTCTGGTTCTTGTTCAGGTTCAGTAGTTTCTTCTTCTACCTCTCCACGTTGTTCCTTAAGCAACTGCTCAAGTTCTTCTTCTTCCATTTTGCGTTTTTCTTCGTTAGTGTATTTACGATTTGCAAACGCAACTTTCTTTTCAGGCTGCATTTCTTCAGCCATAATTGTAGCAGTTTCTGCCATTTGTTTTTACTCCTGGTTGGGGCCAACCGTAGCCACTGTCGGGTGGGGGATCAGGTAGCCAACATAATACGGTTATTTTTTAGAAGCCATACCGCCTTGCTTCATCTTTTTGGCTTTGGGTTTTTTCTTAGAGGCTAGACCACCTGCGTTGTATGAACCCGGTCCCAATTCTTCACGTTCAGATGCGGTAAAATCAGAACCTGCACTCCAATCTGCACCAGCAGATTCTGTGCGACCGCCTCCGCTTGGTGCGCCGCCACCAGAGTCGTCATTGCTATCATCACCAAAATCAAACGCCTCAAACTGTGCATCATTATATGCAGATGCAATATCTTTTTCAGATTGATTCATTTTTTGCTTACCGGAAATCAAATCTTCTACGTTATATTTGTTATATACGCTTTGACCAGATTTATTTAAGATATCACCGATGCCATCATTGTCGTCGTCTCGATCTTGGAAAGTCTCACCAGATTTTTTATCTTTGAAGGTGCCGGTTTCTTTATTGTATTCAATAGTCCCCCTACGCACACCACTTTCAGTTTTAAGGGATGCAACAATTTTGTCAGCCAAATCTCCTGTATAGCCTGACTTTTTCAAATCATTATACTCATCACCGGATACAGTGTATGTTGCATTATCGTATGTAAAAGTGGCTTTAGCTTCTGCTGGTATGGGTTTGCCTGTAGCAAGGCTAAGAGCCGTAGCACCTGCCCCCATAGCACCTCCAATGAAACCTTCACCCATATCAAATGAGACACCCATAATAGTAGCATTTTGTTTGCGGCCAGTTCCATCAGAAAAACCGCCCATGCCTACTCTTCCACCACTCGGCCCAAGTCCGTCATCTCTATCGTCATCGTCGCCTGATACTTGTGCTACCCGCGCAGTTGGTACAGTGGTTGTTTCGGGAACTGCAGCCTCAACTTGATCTGTCGGCTTTGGTGTAAATCCCTGCGGAATAGGATAAATAGGTTTGCCATCAACAAACGGGATAGTCATGCTCTGCCCCGTATCCTCATTTACGTATTCTCGCAACTCATCATACTGACCTGTAGTCGTAGGCATAAGCTGTTCAAAAGTTGGAACAGTGGTTGGAGCAGTGGGTACTTGCTGAACTGGCAGTGTTTGGAATCCAGCTGCTTGTATAGGTTGTTGTTGTATAGGCTGACCCGTAGGAATGGTAGGTGCTTGATACGGCTGCTGACTGTATGATGCAAATTGCGAGGGCTGTTGATACACTCCATATTGATTAGGGACAAGACCGCCTACCTGAAACTCCATAGGTTCATCTTCCATGTCAAGATCGCCAAGGTCAAACGGAATATCGTCTGGCAGTACGGCTTCTTCACTGTTGCCCATCTGGCCCATAGCTTCCATACGAGCAAGACCTGCTTTCGCTTCTTGTCGCATTTGCATTAGCTTTTCAAGGCCGATGTATCTGACTACATCTGCAGGGAATACAAACTCGCCTTCACTCAATTGGGCAGGAATGTCGTCACGGACTTCCTCTTGTGTAGAACCTGGTGGTACATCGTTGCCAGATAATGGGTCAACTGTGCCGCCCTCGTCCATAAGACCACCGTCCTCAAACATTTCCATTTGTCTTTCCATAGCCATACCGCCCTCGTTCATATTTAACTCATTTAATCTGGGTAAATCTGCAACTCCTGCAGCATTATTTATTTCTTTCACTTCTGCATCACTTAGTATTCTATTAACTTTTAATTCACCCCCGATAAGCCAATTACCTGTCATATTAGGATTAGTTTTATATCTGTAGTGACCGCCTTCAGGTAATTGATCTGTAATGTGTGCTGTTTTTACATCTATAGTGCCATCTTTTTTTATTCTGGCCCTATCTAGTGCTACAGATTGCCAATCAACATCATCCGCCATCTCTACTTCAGCCCATACTTGATTGTCAGGACGATAGTTAGGTTTTTTTACATCTCCTGATTTTCCTCCTATATGAGTAGCCATAGGAAGATCACCAGCGTGAAAACCAGGTCTATATGCTAAATCGCCTAATGAAGATTTAACTTTACCAGTTTTTTGATTTATTTCTCCTGCTTCTGCTTTTGTCCATTTATTTAATTCTATGGGTTTATTGTTTTCCATCTTAACAAACAAAGGATATAGATTACCTTGTCTATCTACCTTAAATAACTTATAAGCTTTAACTGATTTTTTTGGTTCTACTACATTAGTAACTCGCACAGGTTGAGATGCTTCTCCTACTGTATCAACTACTTTAGTTGCTCCATCCGTGCCAAATTCATCTACTAATTCTTTTTTAAGTTTATCTTTAGTGGCTTTTTTTGCAATTTTTGCTCCCGCACCGACACCAGTAGCCGCTGGCAATAATCCTATCGTAGATAAACCTGCATATGCTACGCCACCTAATACAGAAGAAAGTTCACCCTCATCTACCCCTTGTTTTATAATATCTTTAGCAATAGAAATATCTTCAGGATAATCTTTAACTGCTAATATATCTCCAGTTATAGGTGCGACTTCTGCTAGTGTCTTTCTGTCTTCAGCTATCTCTTCCGCTGTTCTTGTTTCTATACGAGGCGACAAAATGGATGGTGCATCTAGTCCCATCGCCTTCATCTGCTCACGTGCTTTATCTGATGGAGTAGGAAGTTCATACTCATCATCTACAACACTATAATCAATTTCACCAGAAGCTAATCCACCTTCATTCATTTCTAAACTCTGCAACAGCCGTTGCCTAGTCTGCTCACGTTGCTGAATTTCTTCTGGTGTATCATCGTCACCGAACATGTAATCATACGCCCGTTCAAAGATGTTTTTTTCCTCTGGCACATCTACCGTTGCAGGGGGAATGGCATCTGTTGTGTCAGGTGCTACATCCGTTGCTGGCAAGTCCGGCATAGGAACGTCGTCACCAATATCAGGCAGTTCGTCTTCATAGTCCAAAGTAAACGCTGCATCTGTTTGCGTTTTTGTTTCAGGGGTTACAGGCTTTGGTTGTGGTGTAGGGACAACGGGTTGTTCTGGTTTCGGTTTTGGTGCAGATGGAACCGGAAGAGGCTCAGAGAAGTCTTCTGTATCTTCGCCTGTCACTGGCTGTGCTGTTATGCCTAAAATTTCACTAACCGCTACTTTTCCTGGTTTCGTCGTGCTGTGCAAAGAATACGTATCGTACGTAACCGGTATAGACTCACCCTCTGCTAAATTATACGTAACCTTTGCAGACTTTTGGGGATTGTCTTGGTTAATAGCATTAATGCTAGTAATTTTTGGATAGTTAAATTCGTCAGCAACCATATTATACAACATTGCTCTACGCAATGCAATACCTTTTGTCGGACGTTCACCCTTCCTCTTTGGGTCATATGCACCAATAGCGTCTAGCGACTCTTTGATTGCTGTATCGTATTTACCTGCTTTTACAGCTTTAAAATATTTAGGTGCTTTTTTATTTAAGCTACCCATGTTAAACTGAATGTCAAGCGCATTAAACTTCATGGACGCCGGAAGATTGTCCCAGTCAATTCCCATGCGTTTAAGTTCATCAATGTTTTTAGAAGCAACAGCTTTGGCTAAACCGCGAGGATTATCCTTGTAGTCCTCTTCGTTAACGCCTAGCAAATCTTTTACACCATAAGGTCTGGTAGCCATACCAGTAACAGTATCACCACCTTCAGTGCCTTCACTGACCTCAAGCGTATTTAGATATGCTTCTAAAAACTGATCGTCATCCATCTAAATCACTCACTTCATCTCTGAGTCGTTTAATCTTACGCAATACAGAAACGGCACCTTGCGCACGTAGTAAATCCACGTCTTGATCTGCCTGTTCCAAAGTTTTCTGGTGCGTTGCAATCAACGCATCAAGATAGTTACTGAAGTGATTCCACTGGCGGTTGTTCCCCACCAACGGCTTCAGTTTGCTGTATAGTTCCTTGTCCACCATTTCCACTAAATCCTTGTTCACCCGGAATTGGTACTTGTCCAGTACCCATTGTTCCGCCACCAGCACCAGTCGGGTCCATAACGTCCGCACCAGCAGGAGCCACAGGTTGTCCTTCTGGAAGCGGTGCTTGGAAGCCCTTCATAATCTCTGCTTGCAAGGCGGCTTCATTCATGTTATTTACAACTTTGTCGGGGTCAAGGTCCATAGATTTTGCAATCTCTGTGATTACATACTGGAACTTTGCAAACGGTGCGAGGGCTGGGTTGCTTGCAATCTGTAGGAACTGCATGAGACGCTGACTGCGAATCTCATTGGCCATCAGGCTTTCAGTACCACGTGCCTTCACTTCAAGATCGCCTTTGATCTCTGGGTCAAAGTCAAACTGCATGTTAAACCGGAACAGTCCTTCACCTAGTGGACGCAGCAGGTAATCGTCCACGTTCTTGATGACACTCTTGATAGAACCTTGTGCTGCACCCATGAGCATAGATATACCACTAGCAGTACGGCCTACACCAGACACGCCTGTCTGTCCATGCGCAAAGGAGGGGAAGCCGGTGCTTTCATCTGCCAGCACACGTGCCTTATCAAACATCATCATATTTTCTTGAGATACGTTTGGATACTTGGTGCCAAAGATTGCCTGACCAGGCGCACCACCCTGACGACGGAATACTTTTCCGGGATACAATGTTAAGTCTTGTCCAGGAACTAGATTGGTCTCATCAACTTCAACAAGAAGATTACCGGACAAAACAGCATTGTCCACAGCCATACGCATGAAACCATTCATAAGTGTCTGCGTATCGTCCATATTCTCTGCAATACCGATACCAAAGAAGCTGTACGGATTGAGTTCATAAGGTGCCGCCATGTAAGGAATTTTGGAGGGCTTGAATGGGTTAAGGACAAGACGAAGCAGCTTGCCATTACAAATCCACGCATTGGCTTGTAGTTCGTCAAAGTCCTCAAAGTCTTTCGGGATTTCTACACCCTGCTCAAGAAGCATTTCAACATCAACCATTCCCCAATACTCAAGGACTTCAAAACGGTCAATGCCATGCTCTGGTGCATAGTCAGAAAGGTCATCTTCCCAATACTTCTTAGTATAGTTTTCACCGTGCCTGATAGCTTCATCAATTACAGCAGAACGGAAGTATGGACGCTTCTTCAAGGAACGCAGCTGTGTACGCGACATCTTGTGTCGTTCAATGACATACTGTGCTTCGTCCATGTTGTTGGCATCTGGGTCTGGATAGAAATTCCAAACAGACACATGTGATACTTGTGGTACTGTCTTAAAGACTGGATCGTACTCACCATCGTCATCCCAGTTAGGATATTCTTTGTCTACAGCAAATGGACCCTTCATGACACCTGTGCCAAATAGTGCCATTTCAAATGCCGTACTACGAAGATACTTCGTTGCACTAGACTCCTCAAGCTGATCGTGAATCTTCTTCTGCATCTTCTTAGCTGCAATCATTGCAGGGCTAAATGTTACAGCAGTCGGAGTAAGGCCCGGACCTTCTTTCAGCTTTTCTTGAATTGGGTCCAGCTTTTGTTGCATAGGACCAAGCATGTCAAGCAGAGTTTTTTCTGTGGCACCGGCAGGTAGCTGTCTGCCGTCACCTGCAAAACCATACGGGCTTTCAAGTTCAGGTCCAGCGGCACCCATGTCAGGTGCTTGCGGATCAAAGTGTACGTTCTCTACGACACCCTCTGGAAGTTCTGTAGGTTCGATGGAAAGAGGAAAACGGTTATTGGCAAACAGAACATCAGTAATCTGACCATAAGCAGCCAGTGTCTTGGTCTTTGTAACCTTAATAAAAACACGAGACTTTTCGGTTTCTGTGAATTGAACGTCTGGACCATAGAGACCACGATAATTGCGATAGGCTCTTAGCCAGCGTTCTTCATCGTTATATCTGTAATCTTCTGCTTTGGTGTAGCGTTCTTCAATGAAATCAATGATAGACGAAATGCCGACATCTTCAGCCGTACTATCCTCTGAATCATCTAGCGCAATAGAGTCGTCTTCGATTAAAATTTCATCTTCATCCATGTTACTTTTCCTTAGTAGCCAAAGGTTGTGTCAGCTATTCGCATACCCGTTGATGGTCGCCCTGACGGGTCGTAGTCGAAAATAGAGAACCGAGGTCTGGACATAATCCCATACCGGAGTGCGTCATACAAATGGTCTTCAGACTTTGTGTCAACGTCCTCTGGATTCTTTTTGTCAAGCGGGATGGACGGTAACTGTGATATGACATTTGTGCAGCTATCAAAGAATACAAGTCTAGGTTCCTCAGTAAATTCGTCAACTTGCAGTCTTCTGTGTATTTCGTTCTTACCTGCAACGCGACTGCCCTTGCTGCGGTCTGATGGACGCCAACGACATCCCTTACCAATCATCTGTTCCGCAAGAGACGGTCCAGTATCGCCACGCTTATGCCAAAGACTGCTATCCAGCACACCATACTTAATGTTCCCATCTTCGGCCTCTAAGTCCAGTATCATATCAGCCAAGTCTGTGGCGAGGACTTTGCTGACGTATAATTCTCGATATACGATAAGTTGCTCGTCAGGCGCAACTGCAAACCAAAGAACGCCAGTATAACTCCCGTAGCCATAGTCACATGCACGAAACTTGACCCAGTTGCTAGGGATATGAAAAGGTTCAACAACATGAATCCTGCGGTCAAACTCAGTAAACGCTGCACCTTCTTTGATGTCCCAATCGCCTTCAAGAAGCTGCCTACGCTGCTGTTCTGGAAGCGAGAGGAGCATGGCTTCATAGTCACCCGCTGTCGCAAGGTATGGGTTATCAGAAAGTCTTGCCGGTATAAAGCGTCTCTTAAATAGGGGCTTTCCAGCCTTGCTATGTCCAGCGGGGTACTTGAGTACCTCTCCTGTTTCACTGTCTGTTGCATCAAATGTCCTATTATATGGGGCTGGGTCGATAAACATCTTCTTAACCCAATGGTGGCCTCTACCGC